GTATATCAAAATTCAAATACTTTAGGTCTTCAAACTGACTTTACTGCTGACGTTGTTCTAAAAACGGCATTAATTAAAGAATTAAGCATCGGAGATCAAGTTAATGTTAATGGATCTAATGTATTAACTTGTGCAGGTAAAACATTTGGATCGTTAAAAGTTGGTGATATACTTGTTATTAATTTGACGACAGATGCAGCACCAAGATTTAATCGCGTATCTGCAATTTCTGCAGATTTGAAACAAGTAACATTGGCAGCAGTTCCAAGCGTAACTGGCGTCTGTGTTGGTACTGTATTGGCTAGTCATCAATCAACTGGATTCCATGTTGCAAGACCTGCAATTATTAATAATGAAGAGTCTGGTCTCTATGCAAGCATAGATCAAGAAAATATTTCTGATGTTTCTCTTGCTAATGCCGATCTGAGCATCAAGTCTCAGATGACATCATTATCTACTAACGCTGTCGGTACTATGACCGTACAGGTTGTGGATGTTGTCGGAGTTACTACAGCGTTCTTTGAACCTTTTGATGCAGAAAGATATTCTGTTCACTATTCTGATGGATCGGTTGAAGATTTAACATCAGACCAGTTTACACTGTCTAATAATTCTACTACAGCAACTATCACTGGACTTACAGCATCTCAATCTAATGTTGTTCTGAACGTTACTGCTAGAAAGAATTCAGTACAAAGTAAAGCAAAAGAATATTTAAGAAGTCAAAAAATTCAAATTGATAAGTGTGTTTCTGCAGCATCTACTGTAAATGGTCTTACTCAAAACAACCACTTTGGATTAAGAGTTGATGATGCTGTAATTTCGCTGAATACTGCAGAAGTTGCAAATGTCGTCGGTGTCTATGAATCTGTAACCACGTCTGCTCCCGTTTTAGATAGATTAACTTTTGTTAGTGGATTAAGTCTTGATACCAATTCTATTCTTGGAGAAAGGATTGTTGCATCTGGCAGTGGTGCTATTGCTCAAATTACAGATAGAGTATCTGCAACTGTTGTTGAAATTGCATATCTTACCCAAGATAGATTCATCATCGGAGAATCTGTAACTTTTGAAGAATCAAATATTACAACTAATCTTCAAAATATTACAGAAGGTAGTTATTTAAATATTACAACTAACTTCAGACTCAATAGAGGTGAAAAAGAACAATACTCTGATTATTCTAGAATTGAAAGAGTTGACTTAGACCAAGTACCTTCTAGAAGACTGACTGTAGTATTTGACAAGTTTGCAGTTCCTGCAGGAGATTCTGGAGACATCTTTACCGTAGAATCTTATGATGAAGAAAGATTTGGAAAGGATGTTCCCCTTTTGAGAGGAGGAACTTTAAGAGCAACAGATACTTTAGACTTTAGACCTGTAGTATCTGATTTTACAGCAACAAATACCTCACCATTTGCTTTTGCATCTAGAGATTTTAGTTCTACTTTAAATCCAGCACTGATTGTTGCTCCTGAAGAAAGTTCTGAAATCGGTTATAGTTTCTATCTTCCTAGAATTGATACGTTAGTATTGGAAACTATGAAGTTGGATCAGTTTAACACCACTGTTCCCATATTTAAACTCAACAAAGGCATTTCTTCACTGACACCAGAAGCACCTGAAAATCCAGAAAGTGGTATGCTTTTGGCAACCATTTCTCTTCCTCCTTATCTGTATGATCCCAGTGATGCAGAGATCGTAGCAGTTGATAATAGAAGATTTACCATGAGAGACATTGGTAAATTGGAAGATAGAATTGAAAATCTTGAGACATTAACGTCACTTTCTTTACTTGAACTTGATACAAAAACTTTCCAAGTTCAAGATGCCGATGGTCTTTCCAGATTTAAGTCTGGATTCTTCGTTGACGACTTTAAGAATGTCAGTTTCTTAGATATTAGTAATCCCGAGTGTAGATGTGATATTGACAGCACAAATCAAACATTGATTGCGGCATCGGATATCTATTCGATGAAACCTGAGTTAGCATTAGAACCTTCAATCAACACAGATACTGCAGACTTTAGTGCTGACTTACAACTATTAGATTCAAACATCAGAAAAACTGGTGATCTCATAACCTTAAACTATACTGAAAAAGAATTTTTAAATCAACCTCTTGCATCTAGAGTATCAAACGTTAATCCATTCAATATTATCGTATTCAACGGTAGAGTTCAACTCAATCCAAACTCGGATAACTGGACACGTAATGTTGTTCTTCCTGGAAGAGAAAGAACTGTTTTTGGCGATAGAGAAGATACCTTCACTACAGAAGTTAGAGTAAGTAGTGAACCTGATACACACATTCGTTCTAGAAACGTAGGTTTTGATGCTAGTGGCATGAAACCCAATACAAGATTCTATCCCTTCTTTGATAGTGTTAGTGGTATTGATATTATACCTAAGTTGTTAGAAATCTCCATGACATCTGGAGTTTTCACAATTGCAGAAACTGTTGATGCATTTGATGGAAGCAACAGATTAATGTCTGCAAGAATATGTCAACCGAATCATAAAGGTGGAAATATCTCTACTCCGACTTCAACGTTCGGTGCAAATCCATATGATACTAATGTAAATCTTGCAACTACATATTCTGCATCTTCTACAGTTCTTAATATTGATATCAACTCTCTTGCAGAAGAAGCTCAAGGAAGATTTTCTGGATATGTAAGAAATGGAATTACCCTTGTTGGTCGTACAAGTGGAGCAGTTGCTACGGTAGCAAATATTAGATTGATTACTGATTCTGTAGGTGACGTATTTGGATCATTCTTCTTTAGAGATCCTCTGGCATCTCCTCCACCACCACTCAGATTTAGAAATGGAACAAGAACTTTTAGATTAACTAATAGTTCTACAAATGCTATACCTACAACTGGAGATTCTGGTAGTAGTTCTGCAGAAAATACTTACACCACCAGTGGAGTCATTGATACTGTTCGTCAATCTACAGTTGTGGTTAGAAGACCACCCCCACCACCACGACCTGTTATTAATTTCATTACTAATATTACACAAAATATTACTAATGTCACCAATGTGATTAGACCTCCCGCTCGTGTTGATAGAGGTGATCCTCTTGCACAATCATTCACAGTTGAAGGAACTGGAGTATTTGTATCTTCTGTAGATCTGTTCTTCAAAGATAAAGATCCTAAGGAGAAACTGACTGTAGAATTGAGAACTATGGAGTTGGGAACTCCTACTGATCTTCTTATTCAAGATTTTGCTACCGTTACTTTAGATCCATCTGAAGTAAGCATCTCTGAAGATGCATCTGCAGCAACTAGAGTTACATTCCCATCACCAATATATTTGGAACCAGAGAATGAATATGCTCTCTGCTTACTGTCAACTGCTTCAAATAGGTATGAAGCATGGGTAGGAAGAATGGGTGAAAAAACCATTACTACTCAGACACTTCCAGATTCCGAGAGTGTTCTTATCTCTCAACAGTATCTTGGTGGTAGTTTGTTCAAGTCTCAGAATGGAACTATTTGGACACCAAGTCAGTTTGAAGATTTAAAATTCACACTCTACAGATGTGATTTTGCAGAAAATACTTCTGGAGATTTGTTCTTCTACAATCCCGATCTGAACTATGAAAGCAGTCAAGTTCAAACTCTCTTACCCAACGCGATAAGATCTCTCCCAAGAAAACTGAAAGTTGGTATTACAACCGTTACTAATTCCAGTCTGATTACTCAACTTTCTAAAGGTACTAAAGTGAGTGAAGGAACTCAACCTGGTCCTTTTGGATTCATTGAGAACACCGGAGGAAATGCTGCTTCAATCACTCTTGCAAACGCTGGTATTGGATATTCCAACGGAACATTCACTGGTGTACCTCTATACAATATTACAGGAAACGGATCTGGTGCTACTGCTTCTGTCACAGTTTCTGGCGGTGTTGTTTCTTCAGTTTCTGTCGCATCAACCGGAAATGGTTATGTTAAAGGAGATCTTCTTGGAATCACAACTTCAAACGTTGTTAAAGGTGCAGGTGCAGAACTTACTGTTAACACCATTTTTGGTCGTGATACCTTGTATCTCACCAACGTTCAAGGTGAACAGTTCACAGATGGTCAAGATTTGGTTATCTACAATGGAAACAGTCCAACAGGACTTGCAAATACGGACATTAGAGGAAATTCTACCGTAATTAATGATCTGTTTACTGGTAATGTTCTTGAAGTTGAACAATACAATCATGGAATGCAGGCAGACACTAACATTGTTGAACTGTCTAACATTAGACCCACTACGGAACCTATTCAGTTAACGGCAGAACTTGGAATGACAGATTCCACAATTTCTGTTGCTAATACGACACCATTTGCAACATTTGAAGGTATTACAACTTCAACTGGATACGTTCAAATCAACAATGAAGTTATCTTCTACGATAGCATTGGATCTGGTACTCTGGGTATTGGGGAAAGAGGTGTTGATAGTTCTTTAACTAGACCTCATGCAGACGGTAGTCTTGCTTATAAGTATGAGTTCAACGGTATGTCTCTTACCGGAATCAATACGCATCATACAATGCCCAATACGGCACTTCTGAGTGATACTAAGGACATTGACAAGTATTACTTAGAAATTAATCGTGGTGCAAGAGCAAATCTACAAAATCGTGCTACTGGAGACAATCAGGTAAGTTTCACTGATAATAGAACAGGTGGTGGGGACGAAATCTTCGCTTCTCAAAATATTCAGTTTAACGAAGTTAATCCTAGATTTAACTACATCACTCCCGGAAATACTTCCATTAGTTCCAGAATAAGAACAGTTTCTGCTACAAGTGCTGGAGGATCTGAGGTTTCATTCCTTGATCAAAACTTTGAGGATATTGAACTCAATAGATTCAATAAATTGAATTCTACAAGAATGGTTGCCTCTCCTAGAAATGAAGATGCTTATCTAACCGATCTTCCTAAGAATAAATCCTTCACATTAGCAGTTAGATTTGAAACTGAAGATCCTAAATTGTCTCCTGTTTTGGACACAATGAATGGAACTATATTCTATCGCAGAAATAGAATTAACAAACCCATTGACAATTATGCGTTAGAACCTGGTGCAAATCTTAATACTGGTGATCCTCATGCATCGACATACATCACCAGAAGAGTTGACCTTCAACAACCTGCAACTTCACTGAAAGTTCTTGTTGCGTCAGATAGACATGCATCATCCGACTTTAGAGTTCTCTACAAGTTGTTCAGACCAGATTCGACTGATGTTGAACAGACTTATGAATTCTTCCCTGGATATGATAATCTTGCAGATACTGATGGAGATGGATTTGGAGATGAAATTATTTCATCTAGATTAAATAGTGGTAGAGCGGATGCCTTTGTGGCAGACAGCAAAAATGGCGAATTCAAAGATTATCAATTCACAATTGATAATCTGCCTGAGTTTACTGGATTTGCTATCAAGATTGTATCCAGTGGTACAAACGAAGCATACGCTCCACAATTCAAAGATCTCAGAGTTATCGCATTAGCATGATACCAGTTGAAGGACATAAAAATCTTTATAGAGATGAAAATACGGGCGCTATTGTCAATTGTGATACAGCGTCCTATCATCAGTATATTAGAATGAGATCTAAGAAGAAGACTCAAAAAGAAGAGTTGGATCAGATCAAATCTGATATTGATGAAATTAAGTCACTACTTAAGGAGATTATCAATGGACCCAAACCAAATTGAACTTACTAATCTTAGTAAGAGTTTTGAATATCACAAACTAGCGTCTCAAATTGACGAGTGTGATGATAGAGAAATATTGAAAAATATTGCGAAATCTTTCTGCAAGTTATACTACAAGCAACAAGAAACGATGTCCGTCATCGGTATTCCTAACGCTGCCTGATTGATTGTTCGATTTTATATAGTATAAATACACTTTAGATCTGAAATTATTTTATAAATGGCAGCTGTTTATGTTAGCAACCTAGTAATTAACTCTGGTGCTACATTTTCTCAGACCTTTAATTTAGAAAACTCTGCCTCAAGTTCATCATTGAACCTGAGCAATTTCACTGTTGCTGCTCAAATGAGAAAGCACTCTGGAAGTACGGGGGTTACAACTTTTACCTCCACCATCACTGATAATACTGGAGGAACGATAAGAGTCGGTCTGACCAGTGCAACAACTGCTTCATTAAAACCTGGTCGTTATGTATACGACGTTATTGTATCCGATTCTTCCGGAGAAGTAACGAGAGTAGTTGAAGGATCAGTTTTAGTTAGAGAAGGAGTGACACGCTGATGGCGGATATCAAAGTAAAAGTAGGACAACAAAATGCTATAAAAGTAGTTTCCTCTTTGGCAGGAAACGTTAGTGGTTCCTTAGCGGGACTCAGTGATATTGATGCTTCAAATCCTCAAAATGGACAAGTCTTAGTCTACAACTCTACCACCGGAAAGTGGACGGGAACTTTAGATCTAACCCCAGGAAATACACAAAATTTGGACATCAACGGAGGTAGCTTTTAATGGCTAGTATTATACGAGTAAAAAGATCGACGGGGGTAGCTGCTCCTTCGACTCTAAATTTCGGTGAAGTTGGACTTACTATCGGTGTAGGTACTCACGGCAATTCTGGTGGAAGATTGTTCGCGGGTGACAATGCATCGAATCCCCAAGTAATCGGTGGTAGGTACTTCACGGATCTCTTAAGCATTGCTCCTGGTTTAGTTGCAGGTCAGTCAAACCCAACTACAGCGGCAAACGGATTTGTTCCCATCGTTGACGCGAATGAGAAAGTCGATAGATGGAACGTAGATAATTTAAGATTAGATGGAAATACTTTTTCATCTACGAATACGGATGGAGATATTAACATCGATCCTAATGGGACCGGTGAAATTGTCATTCCTGATGATACATTCCTTACCTTTGGTACTAGTAAGGATGCAAAGTTTGAATATGATGAAAATGGAACAGATCAGTTAAACTATACTGGTGCTGATTTTAGAATTAATGTAGCAACTCAATCTAATAGCAAAGACACTGGTGCTCTTATTGTAGAAGGTGGCGTTGGTATTGAGAAGAATCTCAATGTTGGTGGCGCATTTGATGTAACTGGTATTTCATCATTTTCAAGTCAGGTAAACATTACCGGTGGACTTGCCATTACCGGTGGAATTGAAGTTGATAACATTGGTATTTCATCCAATATTATTGCAACGAGACAAGGTGGTGGAAATACCTTATATATTGACCCCTATCCTGATGGTCTTAGCAACGAAGGTTTAGTCGTTGTTAAAGGTGACCTTCAAGTTGATGGTACTACAACTACCGTAAACTCTACGGCAGTAACCGTCAATGATGCCATTATGCGTGTTGGTGATACAACCAGCACAAGAACCGTAATGGTGACAGTTGGTTCAGGAACATCAACAGTTGTTCTTGATTCTATTGTCGGTATTAACACTGGTGACGTTGTAGCTGGCACAAACATTGGTGCCGGAACATCTGTTCATTCATATGTTACACCTGCAGGTGGAGTTGGTCTTGGCACAATCTTCTTGGATGCCAATACAAGTGGTTCAATTGGCACTACAACTCAACTGACAATCACCCACGCTTATGACACCAATACCGACAGAGGTATTGCATTTGATTATAATACTTCGCTCGGAACCACAAATAAGAAAACTGGTTTCTTTGGTTTTGACGATAATTCCATTGCAAGTAGTACAGCAGGTGCTCTGAATCATGGCACTCATGCCAACGATACTAGAAGATGGACCTATGTTCCTGATGCATCTATCAATAATGAAGTTGTAACTGGAACCAGAGGTTTCTTAGATGTTAAAGGTATCTATTATCAGTCTGGTGATTTCAGCACCAATGGTATTGTTTACTTTGACAATCAAGGTCTGCAGAGATCTACAATTGATCCTACTAATGCGAACGGAACAAGAACTTCTACTCAGGTTTTGACTGCCGTTACTGAAATTGTTCTTACTTTATCAGCAACTCATACATTTGCTGCAGGAGATCAAATTACTCAACAAAGCAATAGTTCTGCATACGGTGTTGTTAAGACTAGCACATCTTCTTCAAACAGTGTAACACTTATTGGTGTTCAGGGTACATTTGATACTACAAATGATCTCGTTAAAAACGGGACTAGTACTTCAATTAACCCTACCGCTAATACGACTACATATACTAACAAGCCTACTTGGACTGATACACTGGATGGAGGAACCTTCTAAAGATCATGAGCAACCCTAATAATGATGTTGATGTGAATGTATTGATTAAACTTTATAATCAAAAACTGGCAACATTAGCAAATCAAAATGTATTGTTAGAGGCAAAGTTACAAACAATCATGCAGGATCACTTGGATGAAATGAGTAACATAGTTGCCGAAAAAAATGAAATTGAAGATAAGTATGAAAATCTAATGGCGGAAATAGAAGAGGAAGACAACTAAAATGGCAAAACCGTCCACCAAACAACAACTAATCGACTACGCATTGCGAAAACTTGGTGCTCCTGTATTGGAGGTAAACCTTGATGACGATCAGATTGATGATTTGGTGGATGACACCATTCAACTCTTCAATGAGCGTGCATATGATGGTATTGAAAGAATGTATCTCAAATATGAGATAACTCAAGATGATATTGATAGAGGTAAGGCAACTGGAACAAGTGGCGTAGGTATCGTAACCACAACTGGAACATCTACAGCAATTAGTGGGTATGGAACTACCTCTACTAATTTCTATGAGAATAGTAACTTCTTACAGATTCCTGAACCAGTAATCGGTGTAAACAAAATTTTCAAGTTTGATACGAGTTCCATCTCAGGTGGAATGTTCAGCATTAAATATCAACTATTTTTGAACGATTTATATTATTTTAACTCTGTTGAGTTGTTGCAATTTGCAATGACTAAGACTTATCTTGAGGATATTGATTTCTTATTGACTCCAGATAAGCAGATTAGATTTAATAAGAACCAAAATAGACTATATTTGGATATTGAGTGGGAATCTCAAACAGCAGGAGATTTCTTAATTATTGATTGCTTCAGGGCACTGGATCCTGAGACATTCAGTGATATTTACAATGATAGATTTGTGAAGAGATACCTTGTTGCTCTTATGAAGAGACAGTGGGGTCAGAATCTAATCAAGTTCAGAGGGGTAAAACTTCCTGGAGGATTGGAACTTAACGGAAGAGAAATTTACGAAGACGGAGAAAGAGAGTTACAGGAAATTAAATCCAAGATGGCACTGGAGTATGAAACTCCTCCTCTTGATTTTATAGGTTGATGAGATATGGCATTAAATCCGTTTTTTCTACAAGGTTCACAGGGCGAGCAGAGACTAGTTCAGGACCTAATTAACGAGCACCTTAGAATCTATGGTGTTGAAGTAACTTATATTCCCAGAAAGTTTGTCGCAAGAGAAACAATCATGGAGGAAGTAACATCCTCCAAGTTTGATGACAACTTTTTGATTGAGGCGTATGTAAATACGTATGAAGGATATTCTGGATCAGGAGATATTCTTACAAAATTTGGAATGAGTCTGAGAGATGAAGTAACTCTTACATTATCAAAAGAAAGATTTGAAGACTTTATTGCACCATTCTTGGATGCAATGCCAGAGTCTGAAGTAGAGGTTTCTACTAGACCTAGAGAGGGAGACTTAATTTATTTCCCTTTAGGTCAAAGACTCTTTGAGGTTAAGTTTGTAGAGCATGAGAAACCCTTCTATCAGTTGGGTAAAAATTATGTTTATGAACTGAAGTGTGAACTCTTCGAATACGAAGACGAAGTTATCGATACCGATATCGACGAAATCGATACTCAGATTCAAGATGAAGGGTTTATCACAACTCTCAACCTGGTTGGAACTGGAAGAACCGCAACTGCAACGGCAACCTTATCTCAGCCAACTGGATATATTCGAAAGATTATTCTCAACAACGATGGTAGTGGATATAATACTGCACCTACCGTTGCCATTTCCACAGCACCGTCAGGCGGTGTTAATGCCACTGCAGTAGCGATTACTACTAGCATTGGTGGTGTTAAGTCTATCAAGGAGATTCTGCTT